CGAATCAATGAAAACGATGAGTCGGTTGATGTGTCTGGTCCAGCAATGATGGCTATAGATAGGGCCATTAGTAGAAGTAGTAGAAGAAGTAAGGCTGCACCTAGAAAAATGAGGAGAGACTAATGAGAACAAGAAAAGAAAAGGGACCAAATTTATTAGGTATAGGTAAAAGAATTAACAAAGCTGTTGGTACGGTTACTAATGTTGTTGATACGGTTAATAATTTAACATCCACACCACCAATTTATATAACACCGCCACCACCTACAATAACTCCACCCACACCACCAACTCCAGAAACAGAAACAGAAACAGAAACACCAGTGGTTGACCCACAAAAAGCGGAGTTAAGTAGGCAGGCTAGAGAGGTTATGTCTGGTAATGTTAATCCAGCACAGGCTGAGTATTTTAGACAACAAAATGAAGAGTTGTTTATGAGGGAACGCAAAGGTGCGAACCCAACCAATCAATACAACAAGCTTGAAAAAATAACGGGTGTGAATCCAGTGTCGAATAGAAAAAATGACAAAATGAATGAGTTGTTTGGTGGTCTTTACGGCTCTGAAGAATCAAGAGGTTTTTAAAAAATAAATAACTACAAAATGAGAAAAGATTTAGGTATAAATTCAGTATGGGACGGGCCACTAGATATGAGTGAGTTCCCAACAGAAAAGGGTGATAGCAATGGTATTAAGGGTATTAAGCTTTTAGCCAAGAATCAGCCACCATGCAAGATGGGTCCTATAACCGAACGAGCTAAAGGTTTTTAGTATGTCTTTCTGGGATATATTTAGAACAAGAAACAGGTACAACGAAAAGAATATCGTTGGGTTTTTATCATTTGCGGTTATGACAATATTTGCTGCTGTTGATATTGCAACTGGTATATACGGTAAAGAGTTAATACATAGTGATGTAATATTTAATTCGTTTGTTATAGTAACACTTGGTGCTTTTGGTATTGCTGAAGCTGGTCAGATTCTTGGTAAGAAGGAAAAAGAAGAAGAGTAGTCATGCCATTAATTAAGTTGATGTATAACGAAATGAAAATTGTGTTGATTAATTTAACAACACTTGGGATATCCTTTAGCAACATAGAGATGTCTTTGAAGATATTGTTACTCCTTGTTACTATAGGGTATACTGTTCACAAGTGGATAACCATTAAAAAAAATAAATGAAGGTAACTGAACACGTTTCTTATAGGGAAGTAACTAAAAGTAACACTGCCATTAGAAGGGGTATAGAAAACATACCCAGCGGTGAGCAGATGGAGAGAATAAAACTACTCTGTGAAAAGGTGTTTGAACCACTAAGGGAACATGTAGGTGGCCCTATAGCTATAAACAGCTTGTTCAGAAGTGTAGAGTTAAACAGGGCCATTGGCGGTTCATCAAGCTCACAGCACTGCGCTATGAATGGTGCGGCTATGGACATTGATGATACGCTTGGGTATATGTCTAACGCAGACATGTTCAACTTCATAAAAGACAACTTAGACTTTGACCAGCTTATCTGGGAGTACGGTGACGAAGACAACCCAGATTGGGTCCATGTTTCTTACAAGGAAAGAGAGAATAGAAATCAAGTATTGAAATGCAAAAGAGTAAAAGGAAAGACAGTATATTCTTTATTCTCTTAACTGTATTTTTATTTAACTCATGCTCTATTGAGCAGAGGTTAGAAAATAAATTTAGAAGGGCTGAACGCAGAATAGAAAAGCTTACAATTAAGTACCCTGAACTTTTAAAAAAGGACACGTTACATGATACCTTCAAGATTTTCTCAGATAGGGTTAAGCACGACACCTCCTTTGTTAGTCTACCTGGAGACACTACTTATATACAAAAGGATAAGTTAAGAATTAAGTATGTTAGGGTCGGTGACACAACATATATACAGGGTGAGTGTAAGAGCGACACAATTATACAAACAGTGGAGGTACCGTTTGAAAAGGTAGTTGTAAGGGAGGAAGGAATACTAGACCAAATCAAGAGGTACCTAAAGAGGTATCTGTTTTGGATTATACTAATAGCATCACTTGCAGTCTTGGTTAAGATTGGGTGGAAATTTATAAAACCGTTTTAATAAAAAAACAATGGGTAAAAAGAAAAAAGCATTACAAGCTGAGATAGACAGGCTTAATGCACAGAGACCTAAAACAGAGGTAACTAGCTACAAGAACATAGACCAAACACCAAGGACAAGTGTTGCTGCTACGCTAGGTAGTTCAATGACTGGATATAAGACAAGCTCTGGTCCATCAATGTATGGTGCTACATACAACTACAAAAACATTAACTCTTGTGGACCTTCTTTTACTGGTGTTAAGATTAAAGAAAAAGAAGAACCCAAAAGTAATTCCACTACTAAAAGAGGTGAAGAAATTATAAGTAAAATGTCTACTACTAAGACATATGAGCCACCAAAAAAATTAGAGTCGAGACAACAGTCGAAACAACAAGGATATCATTCACCAGAAACGATTCGTTTCACCGAACCCTCAACCAAGGAAAGGTTTGTAAAACTACGTTTAGCTCCTTATAAATTATCGCAGAAGGTTAAAGCTAAAGCGGACGAAATTGAAGGTAAACCAGGCCGTGCTGGGGTTAAAGAAATGGCAGCGGAATCTTTGTTTAGATTAGGTGAAGCTGGAGTGAAGAGTGCCGCAAGCCTTATAGCTAATAAAAGAAAAGCTAATCTTGGTTCAAGCAATGCTTTTGCTCCAAGACAAAGAAGTGGTGGAGGCGGCTACTCGTCTAAAAGCCAACCGTCTTACGATGAACTACTAAGTAAATATCAATCTTAAAAAAATAAATAAAATGGCTTATAAAATGAAGGACGGTAAAGGTCCTAACGCATTACCCCTGTTGGCACTAATACCCGCTGCTGCTGCTGCTGGAAAGGCTATACTTGGTGCAGGAACTCTTGCTGGAGCAGCTAAGGCTGGGATTGCTGCTGGTACCGCTGCTGCTGCTGCTAAAACTGCCGTTGGGGCTGCAGGAACTGCAGGAGCTATTGCTGGTAAACTTGGGGCTGGTGGTAAAATTGTTGCTGGGGCTGCTAAAGCGGTCAAAGGAGTTAAGGGTGCTGTTGAAGGCAGTAAACTTGTGAAAGGAGTTAAGGCTACTAAAGCTGGAGGGTTTTTGACTGAGTTAGGTAAGAAAGAGGTTTTAGGTATTCCTGTAAAAGAACACGCTGCCTCTGCTTTAAAAAGCAAAATTATGCAGGCACCTGCAAAAGCACAGCAAGAAATTGAAGAAAGACAAAACCTTAAACAACAACAACAGGAATTATTTAAAAGTAAATTTGCTCCATCTATGATGGGTGATAAAAAAGGACCGAACATGGAAAAAAGTAAAAAAAGAATTGCTCAAGATTACGCAAGAAACGCAATTGTAGATAGAAAAGAAGGTCGAACCAAGGACGCAAATTATGAACAAAAGCAAGCCACTAGGGTTGCCGCAGGTGAAGCACCGATGATGATGGGTTATAACCCTATATCTAAGCACATGGGTGGAAGAGGCGCGAACATGTATGGAGACCCTATGATGATGGGTAAGAAGCCTATAATGAAGGGTGAAAACGTAATTGTCAGAGACGCTAAGTCTGGTGGAAAAAAACAATATAACAAGCGAGGAAAGTAATGGGCTTTAAGCTAGACAAACCCCCATACAATCTTGACGGGCCTGCCGTATACTTAAATGACTTTAAGGAAGAGGCTTCTGTTCTTGGTAGAACCAATAAGAACGGCACCATACTATTGAATAAAGACCTTGACCCAAAGTATCACGATGCAGTCATCAAACACGAAAAGGTCCACGTTGACCAAATCGAGAGAGGTGACTTAGATTGGGATGGCCCTAACTTTTATTGGAAGGGTAAGAAGTACTCTCGTTCATTGAACATGATGGGTACTGGTAAAGAGCCTTGGGAAAAGGAAGCATATAAAAAAGGTGGGGTACCTTTTGGTAAAATACCCGTTTAATAACTAACAACACAACAATTAGAAAAAATGGCAAACGAAGTAATTAATTTGGGAACTGTATTTAGCGGATTCAATAGCGGTACAGACTTACAACCAGCAAACTCAAGAACAAACAACCAAGGTGTTACAATAAGTGACATCGCAGGGTTTGTTAAGATTTTAGATACAGCACCAGCAACAGCAACCCTTGTAAAAGGAGATATGTTCCTTGCTCTTGATTCAGGTGCATTAACTGTTTGTACAGTTACTGCTACCACGGTTATCAGTGTAACTTTATCTTAATAATTAAATAAACACCCCTGTAGGATAAAACCTATGGGGGTTTTAACTTAAATAAATAAAATGGGACAATTCGGGAATCAACCAGATTTTGGAACAGAGGCGGCTACAGTAGCGGCATCAGACACTATATCACCAGCTACTAACCTTACTGGCTCTATATTGTATATCGGCACAGGTGGGTCTGTTAAAGTTTTAATGGCAGGTAAAAGAGAGGTTGGAGATGCAATTATTTTTGCAAACGTACCTGACGGAAGTTTTCTTCCAGTTACCGTGGACTATGTTCTAGCCACTGGAACTACAGCTAGTGACATTATATCTTTAAAGTAGTATGTCTTTAGGCTTAGGTATAGACTTAGCAATTATAGGTGCAGGGGGTTTTGCTGTGCCATTTGAGTTTGTTAACTCGCTGTACAGTGACGGTGACCGAAGCTTTGCAGAGATGTCATCTGCTGTAACCAATACAGGATATTTTGGTAATGCTTTAGAATTTGATGGGGTTGATGACTATGTTAATTTCACAGAGCAAACATATGTTACAACAGTTTTTTCTGCGTCTTTTTGGATAAAGTACACAACTGTAAATAGTAATCGTATAATCTTTGGGTCTGATTCTGATAGCAATAAATATTTCAGACTTGATAGTGCAACTCAATTTAGTGTAAGAACTAGGTCTGCGGGTGGAAGTATTGATACTTGGACAGTTCCAACCTTATCTAGTGGTCAGTGGTATCATGTAGCCATATCATTAGATAATGGAACAAATTTATTATGGTTAAATGGAACTCAATACTCATCTAATTCTAGCGTAAATTATTCTAGCGAAACTATCAGCGTTGGTAGGATTGGAGGTCGTTCAGACGGTACGCAAATGACAGAAGGTGCAATTGATGACTTTATCATTCAAAGCGTAGTATTAAATCAAACGGATGTGGACTCTATATATAATAGTGGTGCAGGCAGTCTACCAACAACGGCCTTTCCTAATTCGGATGTTTACTATAAATTCAATGAGTCATCAGGCACAAGCGCAGCAGACTCAAGCGGAAACAACAATACAGGCACTTTAAACAACTTTACAGGAACTTATTTTGTACCGCATCCCGTATACACAGCTGGTCTTGCATTAAGCTTTTGGGTTTATTTTGATGGCAGTATTTCTAATGAGTATATCTTTGGTCATGTTGGGGATGCTGACATGTTCTTTCGATTTGACTCAAGCACCTCTGCTACATTTCAAACATCAATAGGTACTAGCACTACTTGGACTATATCAGCAAACTCTACGGGGTGGAATCATGTAGCCATGTCATTAAATGGTGGTGTAAACGAGTTGTGGATTAACTCAGTAAAGTCTACAGGTACAACAGAAGACTATGACGCAGAGGATATAAACATAAGCCTTATAGGTAGAAGTGATACATCTTATGGTTTGTTTGTTATGGACGAACTAATCATAGATGTAGGTGGGACACTAACTCAGGCTCAAGTAAATTCATTATATAAAGGAGGAAAAGGGGTGTTAAGTAATACTGTAATAACAACCCCTGATATTTTTTACAGGTTTGACCAAACAAGTGGGACCACTGTTGTTGACTCAAGCGGTAACGGTAATAACGCAACGCTATACTTCCCAACAAACGGGGATTGGTCACCACATGAATTAGAGGCACCAACAATTACTAGCGGTTCTGTAAATACTACATCACCAGCTCAGGTTGTACTAACTGGTACAAACTTTTATTCTGTTACAAGCCTAAGCGCATCTGGTACTGCCGTTGTTGAAAGCTACACTATAGACAGTGTAACTCAGATAACAGCCACTGTAAATGTAGAAACCGCAGGAGACTACAGCATAACGGTAAATAACATTGTAGGCTCTGACACTATATCTAGTCAAACAATAGCGTTGTATGACTTTGGTAATTATATTCAACCAGACTTGGGTAACACAACTGAAAGAGGTATTGTAACTACTCCTTATTTTTGGAACACTACAAATAGATTTTCTAATATGGTTGTCGCTTATTGGGCTAAAAGACCAATTGCTGCTGACACATCTAAAACTAATGTAGTATTATCAGGTAATAACAATAATCGAACGTATATATTTCATAGAAACACCTCCCCATACATTAGATTTGCCAGTGACGGAGATAATAATTCTAGACAAGTTGAGTGGAACTTAAATATAACAGATAACGATTGGCATCATTTCTATTACTTTTATAATAACAACTCATTAACTGAGGACATAACACAGCAACCAACAGGTGCCGCTGATGGAACGTACACCTCAGTTTCTACATCAGCTTACCCTCCTGGAGGTACAGGATTAACCGTTAGAGCGGTTGTTTCAGGAGGTTTTGGTAACATAGACAGGCTTGAAGTTTCAACCACGGGTTCTGGTTATAGGGTAGGTGACGAAATTACTTTTACAGTAGACGGACAAGAAGCGAAAGCAGTTTTATCAAAAGTGCCAGATACTGTTGACGGTGAACTTTACCTTGTATATGACGGTGTGTTACAAACACGCTCTAGTGCTGCATATCAGTTTGATGGTCTTGATAACTTTGGTACTTTTTTTGTCAGAGGCTCAACCAGTACTTTTTTTTCAGAAATAGGTATGGATGATATAGTTTTTGACGAAAGGGTTAGTACGCTTGCTGAAGCACAGGCAATATATAATAATGCAAGAGGCGGTAACGTAACAAACATATTTGGCAGTCAACCTCTTTACTGGTATAAGTTTAATGAAGCAAATGGCGCAACAACTATAGCGCAAAGCGGCTCTGCCCCTAGTGCAGATATGACATTAACTAACTTTACAAATGCTTACCTACTACCTAAATCTGGTTACAATTTTGGAAACGCTTTACAATATGATGGAGTCAATGACTATTGCAGCCTACCAGCAAACTTACAAATTGCCGCATTTAGCACAGAGTTTACTCTTTCGCTTTGGATGAATCCTTTATACAATTCAGAAAGTGGACAATTTTGGGTTTTTGAAAATAGCACCTCAGCAGATATGTGGTTTTTTTATCCATCTGCTACTTATTTTAGACTGAATGGCAACACTAATCAAAATGTTTGGACTTATGGTTATGATACAGCAGGAGACACAGGAAGTTGGCATCACTACGTCTTAACACGAGATAGCAGTAATGTCATTGAAATGTATGTTGATGGTGTAAAGCAAACAAAATCCACAAGTAATGCCAATTCTGCAAATCTTCAAATGATTAGTGTTGGCAACAGATTTAACAACACAAAACATTTCAAAGGCGAAATGGATGAGTTTATAATTAAGTCTGGATACGCTGCGACCCCTGCCGATGTTGTTTCACTATATAACGATGGCTTAGGTATTGACTCATCACTAGCTTTACCTTCACCATTAGCTTATTGGAAATTTAACGAAACAACAGGTACTACAGCAAGTGATTCTTCAGGTAATGGAAATGACTTAACACTCAATAACTTTACAGGAACGCCTTGGGTACCACACTAAAATTAAATTAAATTAAATTAAATGAAAATAGAAAAAGAAGAGCTTGACAAGATTGTTGAGCAACAGGTAGAGTTAAATAATCTACTTAAAAGAATAGGTTTTATAGAGACCGAAAAGGATGGTCTTTTGAAGATGTACATTGAAGCGTTGGGGGAGTCTAATGCCACCAAGAAAGAACTTGAAGATAAGTACGGAGCTATTAACATAGACCTATCCGATGGCTCGTATACTAAAGTTGAAACTGAGTAGCTGTGTCTATAATAAGGAAGATAACTATAGGTAAGGAGTACAAGGAAAACGCTATGCATTACGCTGTGGGTCAAGAGGTTTATGGTGGCCACTGTGTATCAAACATAGAAGACATCGAGAAGGAGAATGTGTACAGGATATACATAACCAAGAACGATGAGGTGATGCCCTGGAAAGACTTTAATAAGAACATGGGTATATCTGTGGAGTACGACCTAAAATACTAACACCCATGAGGAGTGTGTACGATTTTATTGTTAAGCCTATATCTGGTAGGTATAACAATACCAAAGATATTGGTGGAGTTAAGTTTGTAACTAACACAAAGATTGAAAGCTACAAAAGCGTTAGTAACGAGGCAGAGGTAATAGCCACGCCACTATCCATTGTAACAGACATCAAGGTTGGTGACAAGGTTATTGTCCACCATAATGTGTTTAGAAGGTTTTACGACATAAGGGGTAATGAAAAGAACAGTCGTAGTCATATAAAAGAAGATATGTACGCTTGCTCACCAGAGCAGATATACCTTTACGGGGACAACGAATCACACCTTGATTATTGTTTTGTACAACCCGTTGTTAATGACGATGAGTGGTCATCTCAAAAAGAAAAACCACTTACAGGAATACTTAGGTATGGCAACAAAATTCTTGAAGAGAACGATGTACATCCAGGAATGGTTGTAGGGTTTACCCCAGAGTCAGAGTTTGAGTTTGTTGTGGATGGTGAACTATTATATTGTATGAAATCTAAAAATATTGTTTTGACCTATGGAAACGAAGGAAGCGAAACTAAATATAATCCAAGCTGGACGAGCAGCGGTTGAGGAGCTAATTAAGGTGGCTAGGGAGCCGATAGTTACTGGAGGTGAGGATGATGTATCAGCGGATAGATTGAAGAACGCAGCGGCCACTAAAAAGCTTGCGATATTTGATGCGTTTGAAATATTAAACAGGATTAACGAGGAGGAGAATATGCTCAACAACGTAGAAAAAGTTGAGGCACCAAAAAAGGTATTCTCTGGTTTTGCTGAGAACAGGTCTAAGAAGTAATGTACGAGCAGACATTAGTAAATATAATAGATGACCATATAAAGCCACATGTTCTGAAAAGAATGAACAAGGGCAAGAAATGGAAGTATGGGTACAACGAAGCACACGACATTGTAGTCATAAGTAAGAACGGTCAGATTGGTGAGATATACGAGATACAAAACCTAAAGATAGCTTTACCAACAGAGTTTGATGTGGTTAAGTTTGAAGATAATAAATGGCAGTACACTGAATACCCAAAAGAGTTATCTAGGTTTAAGAGTGTTTTTGATTGGAACGAGGCTCCAGATGAGTTTAAGAATAAATGGTTTGACTACATAGACACGGAGTTTACTAGAAGAGAAGATGGTTTTTGGTTTATAAACAACAAAAAGCCAACATACATAACAGGTTCTCACTACAACTACCTACAGTGGTCTAAGATAGATGTTGGCAAACCAGACTTTAGAGAGTCTAATAGATTGTTCTTTATATTTTGGGAGGCTTGTAAGGCTGACCACAGAAGCTACGGGATGTGCTACTTAAAGAATAGACGCTCTGGTTTTTCTTTTATGTCATCAGCAGAAACTGTAAACTTAGCAACACTATCTAGTGACTCAAGGTTTGGTATACTGTCTAAGACAGGACCCGATGCTAAGAAGATGTTTACAGACAAGGTGGTTCCAATATCGGTAAACTACCCGTTCTTCTTCAAACCCATACAGGATGGTATGGATAGACCTAAGACAGAGCTTGCGTACCGTGTACCAGCTTCTAAGTTTACTAGAAAGAAGCTAGACACAAATACTCAAGTTGAAGACATTACAGGTCTTGATACAACCATAGACTGGAAGAACACAGGGGACAACTCATACGATGGTGAAAAACTATCGTTATTAGTACACGATGAGAGTGGTAAGTGGGAGAAACCCACAAACATACTTAACAACTGGAGAGTGACTAAGACATGTCTAAGGTTAGGTAGTAGGGTGATTGGTAAGTGTATGATGGGGAGTACATCAAACTCTTTGGATAAAGGGGGTGAGAACTTCAAGAAGTTATATGAGGACTCCGATGTAACCAAAAGAAACGCCAACGGACAGACAGCATCTGGGTTGTATAGCTTGTTTATACCAATGGAGTGGAACTACGAGGGATACATAGACGAGTATGGATACCCCGTGTTTGATACACCAGACAAAAAAGTTTACGACACCTTTGGTAATGAAATACGGATGGGTGTTATTGATTATTGGGAGAACGAGGTAGAGGGATTAAAGAACGACCAGGATGGTCTTAACGAATTTTATAGGCAGTTTCCAAGAACAGTGGAGCATGCGTTTAGGGATGAGGCTAAGAACTCTTTGTTTAACCTCACTAGGATATATCAGCAGATAGATTATAACCAAGACCTAAGAAACACCAACATACTCACAAAGGGTAACTTTCAGTGGGAGAACGGTATAAAGGATACAAGGGTGATATTTTTACCTAGCAACAACGGAAGATTTTTAATTTCATGGGTTCCTAACACAAATCTGCAAAATAGAGTAATAATAAAGAATGGGGTTAAGTATCCTGGTAATGAACACTTAGGGGCATTCGGGTGTGATAGTTACGATATATCGGGTACTGTAAGTGGCGTAGGTTCAAATGGTTCTCTTCACGGACTAACAAAGTTTTCTATGGAGGAGGCACCAGCAAACCACTTTTTTCTAGAGTATATATCTAGACCACAGACCGCTGAGATATTTTTTGAGGATATATTGATGGCTATTGTTTTTTACGGTATGCCAATACTTTGTGAGAATAACAAGCCGAGGCTTTTATATCACATTAAAAGAAGGGGGTATAGGGGCTACTCTATGAATAGACCAGACAGAACCTGGAACAACCTCTCACAAACAGAAAGAGAGATAGGTGGTATACCTAACTCAAGTGAAGACATTAAGCAGGCTCATGCAGCCGCAATAGAGACTTACATAGACGAATGTGTTGGTGTAATAGGTGATGACCAATACGGAGATATGTATTTCGATAGAACATTAAATGATTGGGCAAGATTTGATATAAACAACAGAACTAAGTTTGATGCGTCTATTAGTTCAGGACTAGCGATAATGGCCTGTAACAAAAATAGATACGCACCTATAAACAAAGTGGTTAGAAACAATATTAAACTTGGCTTCAAAAGATATGACAATACTGGTAGTGTTTCCAAAATAATAGATAGATGAATATAAGTACAAATCCAAATAGTTCGTTCCCAAGCCAAGTCGTTAGCGATGAGGAGAAAAAGAGCTTTGAATATGGCGTTCAGGTAGGAAGGGCTATAGAGGGTGAGTGGTTTCATGGTGGGAGAAGCGGTAACAGGTTTGCAACTAATTGGAACAGGTATCACAATTTAAGGCTTTACGCTAGAGGTGAGCAGCCAATACAGAAGTACAAGGATGAGTTATCCATTAACGGTGACCTATCATACCTTAACTTAGATTGGAAGCCAGTGCCAGTTATATCTAAGTTTGTTGACATCGTTGTTAATGGTATGTCGGAGAAGCAGTATAAGATTAATGCTTATGCTCAAGACCCATCATCACTAAAAGAAAGAACAAACTACGCAGAAAACTTACTTAGAGACATAGTAGCCCAGGAAGATATACAAATACTTAGGGATAGTATAGGTGTGGATACAGCGAACTTTAAGGGTAAAACTGATTTACCAGAAACACCCGAAGATGTTTCTTTATATATGCAGCTCAAGTATAAGCCATCCATAGAGATAGCTGAAGAAGAGGCTATAAACAACACCTTAGCTAAAAATAAATTTGAGTTAGTAAGGAGAAGATTAAACTATGACTTAACAGTTCTTGGTATTGCTGCGGTAAAAACTGATTGGAACAAGGCTGAAGGAGTTGTGGTAGACTACTGCGACCCAGCTAAAATGGTTTGGTCTTACACTGAGGACCCAAACTTTGAAGATATTTACTATGTTGGTGAGGTTAAGTCTATAACAATACCAGAGCTTAAAAAGCAATATCCATTTATTTCTGAAGAAGAGTTGGATAGGATATCCAAGATGGGTAATAGGAGCGACTATGTTGTTGGTTGGAATGACTATGACGAAAATACTGTGCAGGTTTTATACTTTGAGTACAAGACCTATATGAACCAAGTGTTTAAAATAAAGCACACAGCAAACGGGTTAGAAAAAGCTATAGAAAAAACAGATTCTTTCAACCCACCAGAAGCAGACACATTTAAAAAAGTGTCAAGAACCATAGAGGTGTTGTTCACTGGTGCTAAGATTCTTGGATACGACCAAATGATTGATTGGAAAATGTCAGAGAATATGACAAGACCTAAATCAGACACGACTAAGGTTTGTATGAATTATGCTATTACAGCACCTAGAATGTATAAGGGTAGGATAGAGTCAACGGTAAGTAAGATTACTGGGTTTGCTGATATGATAAACATCACTAACCTGAAGATTCAACAGGTAATGTCTAAGCTGGTGCCAGACGGTGTGTACCTAGACATTGATGGATTGGCTGAGGTAGACCTCGGTAATGGTACAAGTTATAATCCCCAAGAGGCTTTGAATATGTACTTCCAAACAGGTAGCATACTTGGTAGGTCTCTGACGCAAGAGGGTGATATGAATAGGGGTAAGGTTCCGATACAAGAACTAAGTTCGTCAAACGGTCAGTCAAAGTTAGCGGCATTGATTAACACCTATCAGTATTACTTGCAAATGATTAGGGATGTCACAGGACTTAACGAGGCTCGTGACGGTAGCGCACCTATGGAGGATACACTTGTAGGGCTGCAAAAGCTTGCCGCTAATGCATCGAACGTAGCGACACGACACATACTACAATCTAGCCTTTATTTAATCGCTAGAACCTGTGAAAACATATCGTTAAGAATATCAGATTCTGTTGAGTTTGCCCTGACTGACCAATCTTTAAGAAGAGCTATAAGCTCATTTAACGTGGGTACGCTAGAGGAAATATCAAGCCTGCACTTGCACGACTTTGGTATATACCTAGAGCTTGAGCCAGAAGAAGAGGAAAAAGCACAGCTTGAGCAAAACATACAGGCTTCTATAAAAATGGGGGGTATTGATATTGAGGATGCAATAGATATTAGGCAAATAAACAACCTAAAGCTTGCTAACGAGGTTCTAAAGCAGAAGAGAAAGAAAAAGCTAGAAAGGGAACAACAGCAACAGCAGTCCAATATACAGATGCAGGCTCAAGCTAACGCTGAGGCAGCCGAAAAAGCGGCAATGGCTGAGGCGCAAAAACAACAAATCCTAACTCAAGAAAAGATTAGTATAGAGCAGGCTAAGGCGCAGTTTGAAATACAAAGACTTCAGACTGAGGCTGAAATAAAAAGAGGATTAATGCAGGCTGAGTTTGATTTCAACATGCAGTTAGCTCAAGTAAGGGCTAATGCTGAGGGTCAAAAA